ATCTGTTATTTGCTCTTAGTGATTCGTTGATATCTGATGATGGATCTGATGGAACACAGAATACCACGGTTATCAAGACTCAAATTCCTGGATCTACATCAACGTTTCAGGTTATAGTAACTGCTAACAGTGGTTATGAGTTTACGCAAGCAGATATTGATAATATATCGTTAGATGATTCAGTTCCTGCTAGAATATCACTGAGTAATAAAATTCTTGCTGGAGATTCTAAATCATTTACGGCAACAATAACTGATAGTGATTTTCCTGCAACAGAGGGCACTCAAACTCAAATATTATGGTCACCTTCTAGTGGGGCTACTCGAATATTAAAGTTCACTCTATTTAGCGAGTCAGGAACTTCTATATCGACTGGAAGATCATATGTGTATTTATTAACAGGTACTCCGGTTGTTGGTTCTGTAATCAATATGGGTATATATAGTACTACGATTTTATATACAATAAATAGTTCTAATATCGATACTGTCGGATCATCTTATGCTACGTTCTTAAATAATGTAACAGCTGCTCAGTGGAAAGCAGCAGGTATATATTCATACACTCAAGGAAATCCTGTTGGTTTTGAGCCTACCGCTTCATATGACAGTGTAAATGATAGATTAACATTTAATATGAACTGGCAAAATAGCATATCTCCACCATACGTGCAATAATAATTATACAACATGAATCAAATCGAAAAAACAAGTATCACAAAAAGCGCCTTAATATTTCTTACAGGTGCGCTTTTTGTTATGTTGATATTACAGCAATGTAATTCAAACGATTCTCTTAAAAGAGAAATCAAACAAGTTCAAATTGTCGCAGACCGAAATTACAACAATTTAATAGCATCACAAGACACTATTAAGTTTGAGAAAAATAGTAAAAAAGAATTAGTTGGAAAAATAAGATCATATGAGTTTGATATAAATTCACTTGATAAAAATACTAAACAATTAACTTCAAATTATGTCGATGCTCTTAATTTAAATAAAAAACTTAAAAACGTTAATTCCTTATTAGGTGCACAGATTAAAATTAAAGATTCTATTGTTAATGCTAATTCAAATGTTATTCTGAATGACTCAACGATAGTAGTTAATCTAAGTGACTCTAAAAAATGGGATAAATATAACTGGAGAACATTCAATGGAAGTGTATCACTTAACAGAGATAACTTTAGTGTTAATAATTCTGTGTTTGAGTTTCAACAAGGGATTGGGATTAAAGCTGCTATTGTAGTTGAAAATAATATTAGCATGTTAAAGATAACTTCAAGTTATCCGGGCCTTGAGTTCACAGACATTGAAAACATAAATTTGGTTAATGATAAATTAAATCAAAAGCAAACAAAAAAAGGCGGTTGGGCTATTGGAGCTGGAGTTGGTTATGGAATTAATTTAAATAGCGGACAAGTAATAGGCACAGGACCTTCGATTGGTGTTGGTTTATACTACTCACCTAAATGGTTAAAATTTTAAAATACAATAATAAAAAATGGCACAATCATCAAGATTCGCGAGATTAGACGAAGATATTCTTTTAGAATTTATATATCACGACCAGAACGTCGAACATGTAGATGAAGTCAAGATTGAGAATGACGAGAATGGAAGTCAACTTAAATATTTAAATACGGTTGATAGTAATGATAATGCATCTAGATTTTTAATTCATGAATTAGGGGCTGATGTTGTTAATTTTACAGTGGCTATTATTAATGGTTATGTTTCAATTAATAATTTTGCAAGTAGACAATTATTATTAAGAAATGGAAAGACATATAAATTTGATCTTTCAGACCCAAGCATTGATAATCCTGCAGGTTTTGTTATACCTTTTGGAAATGGTACTTTAAACGGGACAATATATACATACACTCCATTAACTAATGGTAAGTACCAATACACTTACGAAAATACTGCAACTACTAAATTTGTTGGAGGAGAAATAGAGGTTTCAAATAGAGCTAGTTCATTATATTCAGTTCCATTACAACAGACTGGAAATGATATTAAAACTGCACCTGGAGAGGTTGGAAGATATTACGCAGTAAGCACTGATACAAGCAATAAATTTGCTCTTTTAAATAATTCATTAGATTATTTAGATTCTACAAATTGGGAAGGAACAACATCTGCTGGATTAGAGGTTGTACCGACAGTGGACGTACAGGCTGTTTGGTATGATACAATAAGATTACACTTACGAACAGGGTATTCTTTTAGTGCAAGGGGTTATGATGGTTTCTTGTTTCAAACAAAGATTAAAAAACAGTCGGGAATTTATAATTATTTAAATTCTACGGTTTATTTAAATTCATCTAGTTTTGAATATCAAAATCCTCAACCATTTGTTCTAGGTGATAGTTCATATTCTAAATTTATAGAGATAAAAGTTCCTTCACTAGTTCATATGGATGAAGTTGCAAGAAATAAAGAATTTGCTGATACTTTCTTTGGAACTATTGACCCTATAAATTCGTCTATTAACTATGAAATTGATTTTAATTTAATAAGTCAGGTAGTAACTATCGGATCTTATGATTATATTGAAGTTGTTGAAGGTACGAATTTAATTATTGCACAAGAAGACGAATTTGCTGATATTTCTGCAAATGTAGAAGAGGCAAATGACGGAGACTATTTTAACATATATGGTACAAAGGACGGTTCTCAAAATGATTTTGCAACTTACATTAATGATAGAACATCAGAATCAGGAGACGACATTATTGTTTTCCATGATATTGAAGTAAGCGAGCAAGTTGGTTTAGAATATTTAAGAACTTATTTAACTTCATTCGTGCAGACTGTTAATTATGATCAGGCTTTATTATTTAGACCGGTTATTTTAAATGCTGGTGTTTCTAGTAATTTTTTAATTAGACACAACATGAGAATATACAATGAAACTGATAATACTCAGATTATAAAATCGGCATCATTGATTCATAACAAACCTAAAACATATGGTAAAAAGTTAACAAAATTAAACATAAATGCAGAAGCTAATGTAATTTACAATACACTACCAAATACTAGTGTTAATCGTGAATTAAATCAGTTTGTTAACTCAATAAGACCTAGTGTTGGAGAGACTAAATATGTTTCAGTTGCTATTGATACAATTAATATAGTTTCGGCTAATACAAATATTACAGTAACAGGTACTGAATCAAATAATCTAAACGACATTATATATTATGGAGAGGGCGAGGGAGTTATTAGTCTTTCTAAAGTTTCAGATAACTTTGTTAAATTTAACATTGCTCAAAAATCAGGAGAAACTGTTAATTCAGTAAGTTTAGTTAATGCTGAAAATATTATTTTGATTATTAAAAGTGGAGACATTGAACAACAAATATCGCACGATCCTAGTTTTCCAGATATTAACGCAGAAAAAGGAGAAGTATTTTTTAAGATTCCAAAAAGTACAGCAATTAGATTCGATCAGCAAGATACAAACATATCATCTGACAAATTTTATATTAACATAAAGAATGGAGAAACTGAATCTCTTCTTTATCACGGAAAAGTAAACATCATATAATGATTTTAAACAATAGAAATAATTTATTTAATTTTAAGTTTCCTAGGAATTTTATTCCATTGGAGGTTGCTGATAAATATCGAAAGTATTTGAATAGAATGCCTGGTAATATTATCACAGAACCGATTGACTTTATTAATTATTCAATACAAGGAGTTGCGGTACCAGGAATATCATTTGATCCTATAGAGCAATCACCAAATGATGGAACTAAGAGCTATCATCGAGGTTCGGTTCCAATACAAAATACTATTGATAGGACATTTGAAATAGAGATGCAATTACTGGATGGTTTCATTAATTACTGGATTATGCAAGACACTCTTTTGTATTATTATTCAAAGACTGTTAGAAAACCATTTCTTGATGATTTAAAGTTACAAATACTAGATGCTGAAGGAATTCATGTTATGAGCGCTGTTTTTGAAAAACCAATTATGAATTCAATATCAGAACTTGAATTGAATATGAGTTCAAATATAGCAGAATTTAATACTTTTAAATTAAGCTTTTATTACAATAAATTTAATTTGATACTAGAAATAGATTAAGATATATACATTATGAAAACATTTATAGATTACATATCAGAACAAGAATCAACTGATTTAGAATTAAAGATTCTTTTAGAATCGTTAGAATCAGAATGGAGCGATGAACTAGAAGCTAAAGTTGATATGGCTTTAGAATCTTTTATGTCGACTTACAAGAATGAAGATGGTTCTTATAATATCCATGAATTTAATGAAGAACTTACTAATGAAGGTATTTTAGGATCTATTTTTGGAGGTCTTGCTGGTTTTGCGCTAGGTAAAACTGTCGGTAAGACTGTTGCAAAGATCTTAGGTATTGAAAAAGGAATCTTTTATGATATGTTAACTTCGAGACTTGTAGGTGCTGCCTTAGGATCTGCTCTCGCTAATAAAATATAAATGAATTTTATAACTATCGACTTTTCGCTTAATTCCCCTGGGATTTGTATCTTTTCTGATAATAAGTATCATTTTATTGGGTATTTAAAACCAGGAACTGGAACTAAAGCCGAACAAAGAATTCAAGAAGAACTTAATATTCTTGAAGATACACAGATCTCCTTTCAACCCGACTGGACTAATACCGAGAACTATTCTAAAAGCGAGATGATTAAAGTACAGCGACACATGAAAACCGCTGATGACATTATTAATTTTATTTTAGATATAACAAAAACTACAAAAGATTATGTGGTTGCTTTTGAAGGCTCCTCTTATGGTTCTTCTTCGGGAACTAATAATATAATTGACATGGCTGCGGGTGCTGCTATCCTTAAGATGGAAATGATGTCGAGGCTTGAAGTCTTGGACATGATGACAATTGCACCATCAACCATCAAGAAGCATGCTGGAAAAGGAAACATGAAGAAGGATGAACTTTGGATTAAATTCTTGGAGAATGTTTTAAACGATAAAGAGCTTGAAAACTCGTCATTGCTTGCATTCTGTAAAAACAATATCGGAGAGGTTAAAAAAGTCCCTAAACCTATGGATGATTTAGTAGATGCATACTTCTTAAATCACTTAGCCAGAACCTTATTTTACCCCAAGGCTTAAAGACTTTAGTTATATTACACCTGTGAGATTTTGTTTCACAAAGGTTAAAAAATATTTTAATATAATAAAAAGAAAGTCTTTCAGGTCTATATATAATGACCCGATAAAAAAAGATATATAATTAAATAGAAAGTGAAACAATCATTTTATTTTCTATATAACGAATGTAAGGTTTTTAAAGGTACCAATTAACAAACTTAGCGAATTAACAATTTAAAGAAAATTAACAAAATTAAAGTATTTAAGACATGGCAGAATTTGACATTTTTAACTTAAGCGTCTCAGACGTAGAAACTCACGAAGTACAAACCTCAAACGGAGGAGACATGTACAAACCATCAGCCGATCAAGGTAAAGATGGAACTTATAAAGCATTAGTACGCTTTGTACCAAACCCAACAAATCCAAGAAACTCTTTAGTTAAAAAATACGTACACTGGTTAACAAATGCCAATGGTGACGGTAAAATGGTAGACTCTCCATCAACAGTTGGTGAATCTTGTCCTATTGCTGACGTATTCTTTAAACTACGTAAAAGTGATTCAGCAGTTGATCGCAAAATGAGCGATAAACTTAAAAGACGTGAGCAGTATTTTGCTCTAGTTAAAGTTATTAAAGATCCTCAAAATCCAGATTTCGAAGGTACTTATAAAATATTCAAATTTGGTTATAAGATCAAAGAGAAAATTGATGAAGAATTAAAACCAGCATTTGGAGAACCTACTCAAGTATTTGACCTATTTGCAGGTAAAAACTTTGAATTGATTATCACTAGACAAGGAGAATTTAATAACTATGATAAGTCTAAATTCTCTGCAAGTACTTCTGCAATTGATTTAGCCGGAACTCCAGCTGCAAGAAATGCAGAAAACATGACAACTATTAAGGCTGAATTAGACAAAGCGCCAAGTTTAACACCATTTGAATACAAAACATGGGATGAAGAAACAAGAGACTTTGTAAATAATATCCTTAGAAGTTATTTAAATCCAGGTGATTCGATGGGTACTGTAACTTCAAAACCAGCAGCTAAAAAAGTAGCAGCTAAGACTGAAAAAGAAGTACCAGCAGGATCTGCAGACTTTGAATTTCCATCCGAAATGACAGCTAATGTAGATAATAGCGATGATTTAGATTCTTTTCTAAATGATCTTGATCTTTAATAGATTACATATTTAAAAAGTTAAGCTAAGGACATCTGGTAATCATTTGTCCTTAACTTGTCTTTACACTAATCTAAAAATGTAATAAATGGCTGAATCCACAAAAATAAACGAAGAATTAAAATCAAAAATCAGAAGTTTAATCAAACAAGTTATTGTTCAACAGCATAGCGAGTCGAATAAACAAATGATAAAAGAAATGTCTGGTAGAATTACCATGGCATGCCCATATTGTGGTGATAGTACAACTGATTTAAATAAAAAGCGTGGTAATTTATACTGGGATACTTTACAGTATCATTGTTTTAATTGTAGTACACATTCAAATGCATATCAATTATTAAAAGATCATCATATACAATTCCAAAACACTGGAGATTCAATCGAAGTTATTGATTTTATACAAGATCATAAAACTGCAGTCAATGATATAGAAGTTCTACAGCACGATGTATTTAAAACGACATATGATTTGTCGCCAACAAGAGAAGAATTAAAAGATTTTTTTGGATTTAAAGACGTTGAAATTGGAGATCCTGCATTTTTTTATCTAAGAAATAGAATGCTATCTAAAAAGTTAACAAACTTTATGTATTCTCCAAAAGACAAGAGAATTGTGGTTCTTAACCTAGCTCCAAAAGAAAAAGTAATAGGATTTCAGACAAGATCTCTTAACAAAAAAAGTAATTCAAGATATTTGACCTATGATCTTGAGAGAATATATCAAGAAACCGGAAGAGAACTTATATTAACCGAAGAAGAGTTAATAAGCACCAAAAAATTATCAACATTATTTGGCGTAATGCTTGTAGATTTCCAAAGAGAAGTTACCATGTTTGAAGGTCCTATCGATGCAATGTTTATGAGTAATTCAATTGGATTAGCGACAGCAACTAGATCAACTCTAGAATTTGATGAAATACCAACCATTAGATATATGTTTGATAATGATGCTACTGGTAAAAAGAAGATGATGGAGAAATTAAGAAGAGGCAAAAAGATATTTATATGGGATAAATTTCTTAACGAAACCAACATTGAAAAAGATTGGGCAAAATACTTAAAGGATGGTGATCAAGAAAATAGAGATAAATATTCTAAACACATAGGTGATTTGAATGATTTAGTAATCTCAGCATGGCTAACTAAAAACAAATGTTTAACTAATTTAACCGAGTATTTTACAGATTCTCAACTTGATGCGTACTACCTATGACAATAAAAAATATAGATTTAATTAACATGATTGACGAAGGGTTTGAAGATTTTGAAGCAGAAAGAAACAAACGAAAAAATATTAAACTACTTCTAGATTTTAGTAGTTCAGATATAACACATGACAGGAAAAGTATGAATATGGATACTAAACCTAAATATAAACAAAAGTTTTTAACCAATGTTTATATCAAAGACAAGAAGAATAATAATTCACTTTTTTAACTACAATTAAAATGTCCGAAATAAAAGATAAGATCACAACACTTGATAATTATTTAAGTAAGCAACGAGATGATTGGACCTCTAAAATTAGAGCTTTGACCGAAGATTTAAAACTTGGAAATAATCTTGAAGAAGTTAGCGCATATACATTAAGTTATCGCCAAATACTAGTAGAACATTTAACAACTATGGGTAATAGAATAAGAACCCAGAAAACAGTTGTTGATAAAAGATACAAAGATAAATGGATCGAATATTATACGTATGATTACAAATTGACTGATAAAATGAGAGAGAAATTCGTTGAAGCAGATATTGCAGACGATTCTCATATATTAGACCTACTACAAACACAAAAACATTTTATCGAAGGATCTATTAAGACTTTAGATAATATGGGATTTGCGATTAAAAATAGACTTGATATGTCTCGTTTATAAATAGACCTAAATAATAAAATTTAAGTCTATAAAAAATAATACTATGAGATTTGGTATTAACACTAACAGAAGACAATCAATTTTTAAGAATTGATGAAGCTACTGAACTTGAGTTAGAGCAAGTAAAAATTGCACTAACAAAAAGAATAGATTCATGGAGATTTAATCCTCTTGTAAAACGCGGAGTCTGGGATGGGTATGTCTCTTATATTAAAGATGACAAATGGATTCCTGCAGGACTTTGGCGTTTTGTCATGTCTGTATGTAAGGATTACGGATATGAGCTACAAATAGAAGGGCTCAAAAGACTTATTGATCCAAATATAAATGCAGAACAGTTTGAGACATGGGCGATAGAGTTCTTTAAGGATTCACAGTTCACTCCTCGTGACTATCAAATAGAAACTGCGTATAATATTTTAAAATTCAGAAAGTGTCTAGCAGAGCTTGCAACTTCAGCAGGTAAGACATTAATATCATTCATGGTTGTTGCCTACATGTTAGAAAAGCAAAAAGCAGAAAGAATACTTTTTATTGTGCCTAACGTTTCTCTTGTAGTGCAAGCACATGAAGATTTCCATGAATATAATTATGCAAATAGAATTCCACTAAAAATTCAACAAATATTTGCAGGCCAAAAGTTAAAATCAAATAAAAATATTATCATTGGAACCTATCAATCCTTAATTAAAAAACCAGCCGAATACTTTGCTGAATTTGATGCGGTGATAGTTGATGAAACTCACAAAGCAACCGGACAAAGTATTAAAACAATTCTTCAGAAATGTGTCAATGCTAATTATAGATTTGGACTTTCTGGTACAATTCCAAAGGACGGTACACTGGATAAATTAACCCTAATGAGCCAGACAGGTCCAGTTATTAGTGAAGTTAAAGCTGCGTTTTTACAAAAAGAAGGATATATAGCTAAATGCGCAGTTAAAATTATCCAAATGAATTATGCAACACCTAAACAAAGACTTGCATTTCAAGAATTATCTCAAAATAAATATGACAGCAAAGATGTATTTGCACTTGAACAAAATTTCGTCATTAATAGCGAAGGTCGCCTTAACTTTATTGCAAGCGTTATATCCAGAATACCAAGGAATAGCCTGGTACTTTTTCATAGAATTGAACATGGTAAAAAACTATATGAAAAGCTACGTCAAAATAGCAACAAAAGGGTTTTTTATGTCGATGGAGGAACTGACAAGGATATCAGAGAAGAGTATAAAAAGAAAATGGAATCAGGCGACGAAGTTGTTATTGTCGCATCCTATGGTACTTTCTCGACCGGTATATCTATTAAAAAAATACACAGTATTTTCTTTACAGAATCGTTTAAATCAGAAGTAATTATTAGACAGTCGATTGGCCGTGGTTTAAGACAACATGAATCAAAAGACAAAGTATTAATTGTAGATTTTGTAGATGATATTAGAACAATTGAATGGGATAATTATCTGTACAAACATGGTAAAGTACGACAATCAATATATAAACAAGAGCAGTTTGATTTTTCTATAAAGAAAGTCGAATTTGAAGGAGATATATAATAAAATAATATAAATAAATATAAATCAAATAAAATGGCTGAAGTTAATAAAATTAATTCATTTAAATCATTTGCTGAAATTAAAGCACAAGGTAGCGCTTTAAAACTAAGAGAAGAGAATCAAACAAAAAGACAAGAATTAGCAAGTAATTTTACTTCAATTCTTGATGAAATGGGTATCACGAGTCTTGCTGAATTAGACGAAGAAACGCAAAAAACATTTATCTCTAAAGTATTAGGTAAAGAAACAACCATTGTTAAGGAAGCTAAAAACGTCGAAGAAGGAAATGCATTCGGAGACGCTGTTAAAAAAGCAAAAGAAGCTGGAGAGAAAGAATTTGAATTTGAAGGAGAAACCTTTAAAGTAGAAGAATCAGTAGTTACTGAAGCTAAATTCGTAAAAGAATTTAACAAAGAAGTCTTAGATGCTAAAACTGAAGCAGAGATTCTAGCAATTTATCCTAAAGCACAATTCTTTAAAGGTAAGCACTCTCACTTTTTTGGAGAACTTGACGAAAATTTATTCTTTAAAGCCTATTATACAAATGGCAGTGAATTTAAAATTAATTCAGTATACTCTGAAAAAAATAAAGATTATGTTCATTTATATAATGAATCAGTAGTTAATGAAGCCTCGATGTCTGACATTGACCAAATGGCACAAGATTCAAAAGATTTTAAAAGTTTTGTAAAAGAATTTACAAAAACGCATCACGACCTATCTACTGCTGGAGAACCTGGACAATTTATGGACTGGTTACAATCAATATATGATGGCGCTAAAGAAAACATGGAAGAATCTGTTGTTACTGAAGGAAAAGACGATTATATGGCTAGATTTGGTAGTGCAAATATAAATTTAAAGAAAGGTTATAAACACCACACTGAAGATGAATTAAATGATTTATATGATAAATTAGGAGATTTAGTTAAAACACTTAATGTTAAGGATGTTACATTAGTATTTGAATCAGAACTTACCGAAGGTGCTAAAGAAGATGCATTATATAGAAAACAACAATTAGCTACATTAAAAAACGCTAAAAAAGACAAATCTAAAAAGATGACAATAGAATTAGATTGGATGCTAGACGAAGAGCCTTTATCAGGTAAACAATTCATGTCTGATATGAAAAAGTTTTCAATTTCTGTAGGAGAACCTACAAAGTCAAACGACGCATATAGCGGTAGCGAGTATGCTGTTAAATTTACAGGTTCTAGAGATAGCTTAAAGAAACTTATTGATAAATATTATGGCGGCGATTCTGAAACATATCTTGATGAAGCAAAAAAGGTTTTAGTTAACGAAGCTGAAATAAATTCTGATGAAGAATTTAAAGAGTATGCATTCACTGTGTTAAAAAACGCATTTGAATCAGATTTCGATGAAGCAAAAGCAGAAGAAATAGTTTCTGGAATACTAGCTGAAGTCGATGGAGATTACGGAGCAGCAGTAGGTATGTTAACAAGTTCATTAGCCTAATAAATTAGATAAATAATTAACCTGGTATTTTTTTATATCAGGTTTTTTGTTTATATTTGCCTATAATTAAAATAATAAAGAACATGAAAAAAAGAATACTAGGTTTCTCAGACTTCATATCAGAAAGAGAAAACAGATTAATGATTGAAACATTAATTCTTGAAGGTGGTGCAGCAGGACACATGCAGCATCCATTCGATGATGCTTCATTAACATTCGGAGACTTTAAAGAAATGATAAATGCAGGACTTCAAGGTAGTTTAGATTTTGAAGAAGAGACCACAGAAAAAACAGATGGTCAAAATGTATTTGCAACAGTAGTAGATGGCCAAGTTAAATTTGCTAGAAATAAAACTGAATTAAAATATCCAATGGATCTTTCATCATTTAAATCTAAATTCGAAGGACACCCTAGTAAACTTGTACAAGATACATTTCAATTTGCAGCAGAAGATTTAGCAAAGCAATTATCTAAATTATCAAGCAGTGATCAGTTAAAATATTTTAATAATGGAACTTCATTCATGAACATGGAGTTAATATATTCTAAAAATCCAAATGTAATTTATTACGATAGAGATATTATACAATTCCATGGAATTAAACACACAGATGGCGAGGGTAATATTATTGGAGAAGATACAAAACCTGCAAAAGAAATTGCAGCAATTTTAAAAAGCCTAAAAGCTGACATAGGAAACACATTTACTGTAATACCTCCACAGGTAATTCAAATGCATAAAGATCTTAATTTTGATGAAAACAAGGATAAGTTCATTAAAAAAGTAGAAGATCTTAAAAAGACATTTAATTTAACAGACGCTGATGAAGTTTCAAGATATCATGAGATGTGGTGGAGAGATCAAATTGAAAAGAATTTTCCAGATTTATCCCAAACGTTTAAAGAAGGTTTGTTATTAAGATGGGCGTATGACGACAAGAAAACTCTTAACATAAGAGCGCTTGATAAAGAACTTGGAAAGGATAAAGCAGACTTGATTAAGAAATTTGATAAAGAGGATGTTAAAAAGAAATATAAAGAAAACATTAGACCATTCGAAGACCTTTTCTTAGAGTTAGGAAGTGTTATCTTAAAGAATGCAAGTAATTTTGTTGCTGCAAATCCTGCTGCTGAAATGCAACGTTTACATACTCAAATTAGAACAGAAGCTGACAAAATTAAGCTAAACGGAAGTACTGAACAGATATTAAAAGTACAATCAGAGCTTGAGCGTTTAAATAGAATTGGTGGTATTGAATCAATTATTCCAACTGAAGGAATCGTGTTCACATACAAAGGAAAGATATTTAAATTAACTGGAACCTTTGCAGCAATTAATCAATTAATGGGAATCATAAAATACGGAAGATAATAATGGCACTACAAAAACTTAGAGAATATTTTCAAGCAGCTAATTCAAATGAATTTAATGATTTATTAAAGAATAGAGTATTAGTCACTGAAAAAATAGCTGCACCGTCACTACATATCCAGAGAGAAAATACAGGCTTTAAATACTATAAGACAGGAAGCAACACTCCGGTGAATATAGTAGATAGGACTATTATTTCATTATATGAAATTGCAATAAATCACATGCAAAGTCTTTCTTTGGATAAAAAAAATCAATTGCCAATTGATTGGAGATTTGGCTTTGAGTATTTGCCAGAACTTAATGTTTCCAAAATAGAATATGCCAAAGTACCTGAAAATAATTTAATCTTAACACATATCCAACAGATTGGAGAAAATGGTAAAGTTAAGAAAACCATTAACGATCCAATTATTTTAAACAAGTGGAAAAATGTACTAGAAGTCCAAGGACCTAGTATAATATTTGATGGGTATTTAAATGAGTTGCAGAAAACAGAGTTGTTAGAGTTGTTAGAAATGAACGACAAGTCGTTTGGAGACAGCTTCGACTATTTAGTAGAAACTGAAGATAAAACATCATTTACTAAAAAAATTATTAAACTATTTAATCCAAATGAAAGAGCCTCAATACTTCACGAGGACCTAGAGCACGAAATTGATGGATTAATTATTAATTTTATTGATGGAAAAACTACTTCATCTTTTAAATTAGAAGACTTTAATAGATCTAAAATTAATGAAACAACTTCAGCAAGTCACATGTATCAAATTACAATTGCTGATTTACTAGAATATTTAGTATCCTATGATTTAGGAGAAATAGTACTTGAAGAAGAAAACGCAGGAAACAGATACATCGAATTAATGTCGGTTTTATTTAATGGGTACATTGAAAAGAATGCAACTAAATTTGTTGGAGTTAATTTTGAAAATGCAGAATTTTCTGAGTCTAATTCTTTTAAATTAAATCCTAAGTATATTACCAATGAAAAGACTTTAAAACATATCCAAAATGATGTGTTATCAGAACTTTTTAAAATAACACTAAGTTCATTTAGAAAGAAGAGAAATAAAACAACTGACATAATCAATCAAGACATGTTAGATAGGATGAATGAAATTATCGAGAACATTGACACTAAGATATTTGTTGAAAATACCGATGAAAATGCCATATATGATTATCAAAACTTTATCATGCATAATAAAATTAAAAGCTCTGTTAATTTAAACGAGGCACTTAAAGTAAATCACACGGAACAGGGTAAAGAATTAGTAAATATGTTTGTTGGAAGATTTCAACCGTTTACACTAGGACATGCAAAGGTATTAGAAACAATTTACAAAGAGAACGGATATCCAGTGATTGTATTTTTAGTAAAATCAAAAACTGTTAAAAAAGGAGAAGAGTTTAGCAAACCATACGATGAGGCAACTCAGATTAAAATGTTTAATGAAGTAAAGAAACAATATAAATTCTTAAAAGAAATTAAAATAATTCCAACAGGAGCTATTGATACGATGTTTAATGAACTTAGACCTAAATACGAACCTGTTCTTTGGGGAACCGGAAGTGATAGATTAAAAAGTTATGGTTTTCAAGTAAACAATGATTCTTATAGAGATCAATTAAATGCAAGAGCTGATTTTGGACTTTTTGAAATACCAAGAACTGATGATAATATATCAGCAACTCAGGTTAGAAATGCCTTATTAGATGGTGATGAAAAGACATTTCAACAAATGACACCAAAGGCAATTCATGGAATGTATAAAGAATTAAAATCAAAATTAGAAGATGCAGTCGGAGTCACTTCAGAATCTCTAGTGATTGAAGGTTTAATGACGTTCGAACAATTCATGAAAAAACTATAATATATAGTAATATAATATAAAATAATAAATTAAAAATGGAATCTAAAAAATCATTTGATCAGTATATTAAAGAATCATTAGCAATGCTAAATGAGGCTAAAAAAGAAGCTGGTCTTTCAAAGGAAGAAACTTTAGTAGTTGCACAAAAATTTGCAGATGCAATGTCTAAAGCAGACAACGCAAAAGTTACTGTTAATAAAAGAACATTAGAGGAAGATTCATTTGACCTTGATGTTAATGGAGAAGAATATGACGGAGGATCTTATATAATTTACCAAAACGGTGATGTGATGAATGCTGCTGTTCCAGGTAATCCAATATACGGTAAGAAAAATGATACTGTAGATACTATTGCCAAGAATATGAAAAAAATGATTGGTGAATCTTTTGTTAAAGAAGGAGTTGACATGGAAGAATTACAAGATACATTAAAAAGAGTTAAAAAAGAAAATCCTGGTAAAAAAATAGGATACGCTTTTATCAAAGATGCATCAAAAGGATATAAGATTTCAATTAACGGAGAATATGTTAATGAATCATATGATACTGAAGCATTATATAATGTAATTGACAAAAAATCAGGTGAAGTAATGAGCGATGAACCTCTTAAAAAAGATTTAGCAAAGAAATTTGCTGCTAAAAAAACAGGATGGATTATTCAAGTTAATGAATCGCTAGTTACTGAAGGTAGAGTTACTCTTAAAAGAAGATACACTGAAAATCATCCAGCAGTTACCGTTGGTAAAAATGCTACTATTAGAAATAAAGTACTAGAAGCAATAAAAGACGGAAAAATATCACAAGAACAATTTGATAATATTGTTTCTGAATTATCAAATGATTCTAAAAGATGGACTAAAAGTAATTCAAAATATTTTAGTGTTTCTGAAGAAGGAGTTTCTTTATCAAAATTCGGAAGAAAGGTATTAAATAGTGTTACTGTTAATGAGGCAACTACAAAAAATCCAGAAATATGGGTTCCTGGTGGATTTGACAAAGAAGTAAGCAAAATACCAAACCAAAAAATAGATGTTGCAACTATTACTAAAATAGCAAAAAAATATGATGTTGATATCGATGATGCAATTGCATACGTTGAATATGGATGGGATATTGACTTATCAGAAAACACAAACACAAATATGAAAACAAAATTTATTTATGAATCATTTGGAGAATTTGTAAACTCCTTAAATGAATCTACTTTAAACGAGGCTTTTGCTTCTGCAAAGCTTGCAAGCATTTTAACTGGAGCTAATAAAATGGACAAGGATCTTCCATCTGCTTTTTATAACATGTCAAAATTAGCACTTGATAAAATTCAAGATATTGATATTATTGAAATGACACCAGATCAGGCAAAGAAAGAGAAAAGAGCAAGCGCAGTTTACCTATATTTCACTACAAATGAAAAGGAAAACCCGTATGCAGGAAAAAGTTCTTATAATAAACATACAATCCCATCAAATACATTATTAGCAATCACAGATGGTTCAAATGAGTGGATGGCAACTGAATGGCAAAGATCTTATACTGGAGACAAGAAATCAATAAGAACTTTAAAAACTACAAAAAGAGATGATTCTGCCGGTATTGATAAATCAGGTGCAAGTGATCAATATGGTTCAGGTATTTCAAGCATGAAACAAGTTGTTGATTTAGCAGACAGAGCATACTGTTTAGATTTAACAGTTCTTAAAGCAAGATATTCTACACTAGCACAAAAAGATGAAAGATCTGCTGCTAAAAAAGGAGCAACAGCATTCATGAATGACAAAGAATTTAAAGCTGAAAATAAGAAAAGATATAATGACATTCTAGCTTCTAAAGCCGCTACAATGCCAATGGATTCAATTGTTCTTGACGCAATCGACACGCTAGGAGCTCAGATTAAAGATGGTATTTCTAAAGGTGAAAAAGGAAAATACGGAGATCTTATCCTAGGATTAGATCCTCGTGGAAGAGAACTTAATTTATCAGATGCATCTAACTTAATGAGAAATATCTTAGACGAATACGCTAGATATGTTGGTGATGTCGCTAACGATGAAAAAGAAAAATTAGCAGGTTATGGTGGTAATTACTATTCAGCTAGTTTAAATCAACGCGCAAAAAACATAACAGATTTAGTTAAGAAAATTGCAACAAAAAGCTACGCTTGGTAAAATTAAATAAATAACATGAAACATATACAATTATTTGAAGAATTCTTAAATGAAGCCAAATCACCAAAACCAGAACTTTTAGTTAAATTATTTAAAGAATTATCTAAAGCAAAAAACCTAGATAAAATAGGATGGGCATATGATGAAGACGAAGGACATATTGTAACATTTGAAAACGGCCTAGAATCTGAAGCAGATCGTCACAAAGGAGAAATGGAAGCATTTTCATTCTATATGAATGACGACAATGACGGTATTCTTGGAATCTACGATTTAAGCGGATACGACGAAGAATTAAAAACCGTAAAAGACGCTATTAATTGGTGTAGAGCTAATGAAAAACAATAAAAATGAAATACATTAAATTATATGAAGATTTCGTAACAGAAAAAGCCTATCAATTATCAGGATCTTATGGAGCTAAAGGTATTGCTGGAAAAGTTCTTTTTGCTTTTAAAAAAGAAGTAGAAGGTGTTAAATACGAAGGTGATGCAAAATCAACTCTAAAAGATATTAATGATGCTTGGTCTAAATGGGCAGATAAAGACGGTGCGAAAATTATCGAAACGGAAGTTTTAAAACAAGTTAAAGATAAAGAAGCAATCGCATACATCACTGCAACTTTAGGTGAATTAACTTGGTCTGAAGAAAGCATAAATGGTTCTGAATTACTTATTACTGTTTTGCCCGGGGATTTTGTAATTAATGTTGGATTTGCCGATGATGTAGATGCTGGTAAATTCTCTAGAAAATTAAATGGAATGACAAATGATGCAATAGTTTCTAAAAACGTCACTGTAGTTTTGGGTGGTTATGATCCAGAAGTTGGTGAAAATAACGTAGAAATTAGAAGTGGTTTGTTCTTAACAATAGACGCTAAATAATTATGCCAAGTACTTCAATAGCACAACAACAATTAATGGGAATGGCTTATTCTCTTAAAAAAGGAGATATGGACCCAAAGGACGCAAGTCAAGAGGTTAAAGATCTTGCAGATTCAATGACGCTTCAACAACTTAAGGATTTTGCAAGTACAAAACACGAAGGACTTCCTAAAAAGGTAAAAGAAAACGTATCGCCAGCAAGTATTGGAGGAATGGGAGCAACATTACTTCCAACAGCAACTCAAAACGGATCCGGTGATATTTTATCAGGAGCTGGAGATGCTGAAGAAGAGTATGAAAAAAAGAAAAAGAAAAGAGAGAAGATGTTAAAAACTTTTGAACAATTTGTAAATGAATCATTAATTATCGAAGGCGTAATGCCAATTGGAGTTGAAGCATTTGCTAATGATGAAAAATCATCTGGAAAATCAGTTGAAATTTATTTAGCAACATTTGATGGTGGAAGTTTTAAAGCTCAATCAACAGACAAGACATGGGATGATGGAACACCTGTAACTAAGAACTTTACAAGAGGAGGTTATAAGAGTGTCAGCATACCCAAAGGACAACATTATGTAATAGAAGGAGATACTTTCTGGTATTTTAGAGTAGGAAGACCATGGTATGCCGTTAAACGCGCAGATTACGGAACTCCACCATTTGAATATTAATAATTTGAGTATCATCGAATTAACCCCTCCATGGATAGTATCTATGGACCGAAGGCCTAGAGAAATCTAGGCCTTTTCTTTTGAAACAAAATAAAACATCCTAATATAAATATCATTATCTAATTAATAAAATATGAATTTTATATTAAGACCTACTAATTTTAATGCATGGATTAATCCAGCAATCGATAAGATATTTAAAACAATATCCTCATGTACGAGTGAAGATCATATTAAAGCTGCAAAAAACATGATAGACAACTTTGTATTAATCATGGCAATCGAAGACACCAAAACAGAAACTCTTGAAGAAACTATTAATTTATTTTGGCTTAGAATTAAATTACAATCTCAAATTATTAAAAACAAATGAAAGAAGAAACTATAAGTTCACGAATATCATCTGCAACATTATCGTCTGCACAAATTTCTGTAAATGAATTATGGCATCCTACTAGCGGGCTACGAAATGTGGAAAGAGTACTAAGTTCAAGTAATTTTCATTGTACCACGGGACTGATCTTGCAACAATTGTATATGAGCAATTTAGGCGGTAGAGAATGGAGAGACGTTCCCACTGAAATAGAATCTTAGCACGTGCTAAAATAACCTAAATATTAAATTGTTAATAACTTTTTAAAATAAATCAACCTGAATTTTACCGATTCAGGTTTTTTGTTTATATTTACATATAACAAATTAAAACAAACAACGCCATGGCAAATTCTAGAAAAGAAGCAATCGAAGTAACTAATAAAGTACTTAACGAACTTACTAATGAAAAAGCTCACCAAATCTTTGTTGAAGAATGTGAAGTACAAGTTAACCAGCTAAACTTATATGTTTGGAATGAATATGATGTTAGAGGATGGTACTATGATGAAACTAGATATTGTAGTGATGTTATTACAGTAGAATATCTTAATAGAGCAATGGAACATGCAAAAACAAAAGCGATAAATAAAGTATAATAATTAAACAATAACTTATGAATAACATTTTAGAAGAAGCAAACGCAATCGTAAACAACAGAAGCGAAGAAGCAGATCGTAATTATGGACCATTCTCTGAAGGTATGGATCGTGCTGCATTAATTTTTAAAGGTATGACAGGACTTGAAGTAACTGGTGAACATATGTTCAAAGCACTAGTTGCTCTTAAGTTTTCTCGAGAATCTTATAATCACAAGACTGATAATTTGTTAGATGCAGTCGCTTACATCCAAGGATTGGACAATTACATTAATGAAAAACAAAACAATGGTTAGTATTAAAGATATTATACATCTTTTAAAGGACGACACGATGTGTCCTGCTAAAAAAATTGCAATCGATGATGTTGTAACTACATATAGTTCTAAACAGGCTAGCCATAAAAGTGCATGGGCTTATCTTTTAGCAGCCCAATTAAAAAGTATCGGACTAAATGCTGAAGTTATTGATAAATCAGGAGACATACACCAGTATGATATATGGTTAGTTGCACTACCGATGGAATTCCAAGGTACTTATAATTTATTCGGAGGAGCTACTGATGAACCAGCAGCAAGAATGCAAAGACTATTAGATTTTCAAGGTGAAGTTTTTTGTCTTAACAGAGAAATGCCAGATGTTGGAGCATTTGCAAATAGTAGAATGAAAGCCTGTTCAGATCTTTGGAAAGCAATTGACGTCGAAACTCTATCCGCTAAATGTAAAAATATTAAGACACTAGATCTTACATTAGATTCAGATACCTTTGTTCTTGGAGACTCTCACTCGGTCTCAGTCTGGCATCCTGGTTGTAATATTAGTAGGAATGATGGTAAAACCTTATTTGGAGTTTTAAGAGAAGGGATGCAATCCTATATTCCTGAAGGGACTAAGCACTTAATTACTTATTTCGGAAACATCGATGTTAGACATCATTTGTGTCGCCAAGAAAAACCAGCAGAATCTGTTAAGAAACTAGTTAAAGATTATTTTGAACATTTAAAATCTCTTAATATTGAAAAGATTTCAGTTGTTAAATTACTTCCAATTGAATTTGAAGAACGCAGAATACCAAAGACTGGATTCTATAAAAAAGCCCCATTTGCAGGTTCTCAGCGCGAAAGAACCCAATTAATGCAGATATTTAACGAAGAGGTTAGCAATCTCAAGGCTATATATAATATGAATGTAATCGAATGGCCAAGCGATTGGTATGATATAGACCCCAAGTATTTCGCGGATACTTATATGGAAAAACCAGGATCTGTACACTTATCAAGAGCTTATTATCAATATGATTTCATTACACTCGAAAAGAATAAATCACTCGAAAAGAAATTAAATTCACTTTTTTGAAACTTTTAGAGAAACACAAGTATAACTATTAATAAATTAAAATTTAAAAAATGAGTACAATTAAAGTAGCAATTATCGGAGCAGGAAACTGCGCTAAATCGTTAGTCGAAGGAGTTCAGTATTATACTGAAAACCCAAACAACATAACTGGAATGATGAAGTCTAATATCGGAGGATATTTAGCAGAAAACATTGAATTCGTAGCTGGATTTGAAATCGACGAGCGTAAAGTTAATCAAACATTAGGTTATGCACTAAAGCAACGACCAAACTGTTCATGGAACATTGTCGAAGATATTAAATCTACAGCACCTGTTTATGAAGCACCTGTTATCGATGGATATGCGGCTCACATGGATAATTATCCTGAATCAAATCGTTTCTTAGTTGATGAATACTTAAGAAATACAACAGATGGCAATAGAACTTCTATATCTCCGCGTAAAATTCGCGAGTGGAAGGATTCAATCATTGAAAAATTAAAAAAACATGGAGTTGAAGTATTGGTAAACTATTTACCAGTAGGTTCTCAAAAGACTACAGAATTTTGGGCTGAAATTTGCTTAGAAACTGGAATTTCTTTTGTAAACTGTATTCCCGTATTTATCGCATCTAACCCAGTTTGGGAGAAAAGATTTATCGAAGCAGGTATTCCATTAATTGGAGATGATATGCGTTCTCAATTCGGTGCAAGTATTCTTTCTCAAATGTTACAAGAATTAGCATTCGAAAGAGGTCACCATGTAAAGGCACACATCCAAAGAAATGTAGGTGGTAACACTGATTTCTTAAACATGGAAGATTCATCTCGTTTAGCATCTAAAAAGATATCTAAAGAAAATGTTATTAGAGCACAGAACGAAATCAGAGGTATTTCTACTGAGGATTCATTCTTACATGCAGGTCCTTCTGAATATATCCCATTCTATGGTGATAATAAAGTTGCAAACTTCCGTTTAGAACTTGAAGGATTTGGTGGAGCTCCAGTAACACTAGATGCTCAATTAAGTGTTCAAGACAGTCCAAACTCTGCAGGTGTAGTAATTGATGCAATTCGTTACTTGAAAGTTGCAAGAGAATTAGGAGTTGTTGGAGCCTTAAGAGGTCCTTCAGCATTTACTCAAAAAACTCCACCAGACCAAATGATGTTTGCTGACGCAGTTTATGAATGTACAGAATTAGCAAATCGCAGATTAACAAATTCTACAAGAGCTCAATTAGCAGTATCTTCTGTTAAATAATTAAATTCAAGTAATATAAAGAGAGCCTAACCGCTCTCTTTTTTTCATTAAACTAAAAAACATGACACTAGACTCTAAAATTTTAAACAGAATAAAACTATTTTATACCAAGAAAGAAGTTTATGGATATGACTTTGATGGTGTTATATCAATTGGAATAACTCCAAGATCAGACAGGGATGTTGTAATAACTGGAAGATGTATTGATGAACAAGAGCATGTCCTGAATATTCTTAAAGAACGTGGAATTAAATGTAAAGTTTATTTTAATCCAATGACTCTTGCTGAAAGAGGAGATCATACAGTAGAGGCTAGGACATTCTCTGGGAATCATAAGGCAACCACGATCAAACAATTAAGAAAAGAAGGTGTAAATATTGTTCGTTTTTTCGAAGATGATCCGATTCAACTGGGTTTAATTAAAGATTCTCATCCAGAGATACAAATAGTTCACATAGTTTCTGAACTAGTACAAAAATAAAATGAAATGAAAATAATAATACCATCATATAAAAGACCAGGCATCAATCCAACAATAGAAAACATGCCTGATGAAATAGTTTCTAAATATGTATATATTGCAGTTAGAGATGAAGAATACGAAGAATATACCAAGTCACATCCTGGCGTAAAAATTCATAATTTAGGTAAAGGTGTAGACGGTATAGTTGAAACTAGGCAAAGAATAAACGAACAATTTACTGGTAAAATAATCATAATGGACGATGATAATGTTTTTTGTCATACCATTAAAGGATCTCATCTAAAGGATCCTACGAAAAAAGATTTTATTAAAAGAGGAGAGCCCTTATCTACCGTTGAAGAATTTGAAGAACTTATCGAATATGTTGACCAATTATTAGATAAGTATGCATTCGGTTCCATGAGAAACCTTAATTTTGTTAGAGATGCAGCATGGTTACCATACACAGAAAATGTAGTGTGCTATTGGATATACTTCTTTAATTTAGAAACATTTGATTATAAAAATTGTTCATATAGAAATGGTCCAGCTTCAGGATTAGCCGAAGATACTTATATATTTTTAGAATGGTTTGATAAAGGTAACGATATTTTTATTCTAGTAAAGTGGAACGTTAAGGAAACTACAAGTAATAGTAGTACTCAAAATGGAATGGAAGGTGGATGTAATACTCCAGATCGTGGAATCAGATATAAGAATTCTATGATAGAACTAAATAGAATGTTCCCACAATACACTAAACTCAAGGAGAGTTCTAAGAATAGCGAAGTATACGGTTTTGAAGTACCAACACTTAGGACTAGATTAAATAAAAATAAAAGAAATCAAAATTCTAAACCATTATTTTAAAACATGAGAGAATTAGTAAATATGCAAGTTGTCGATCGAATCGGCTACTTCTTTAATAAGGTAAATGACAGGGCTCTTTACCAAATGGGAATCAGCGATTCTTACGACAGCGGAGGTGATGAAGCGCTTGGAGAAACTGTCGAATATTTTCATCCACAGATAACATTAGACGACAGGATGCGATACATAATGGAGAACATAGTCTTTTCAAACATGTCAATGGACAATATTATATGTAATACGATAATTTCCCACTTTTACGGTGCTAGGGGAATTCATCAAATACTGACTAGAGATCCAAATCCAAAAACAGCACTTATAGATTTTGAAAGACTCTTGGTCGATAAAGAGTATGAAACAGTTATTCGTAAAAATCTAAATGATGCAGTAGGATTAGGACTTAGTGTGTATGGAAGTACTGAACTTAGAACAAGTCTCTATGGTGCTTCTAACACACACGTAGCAGACATCAGAGGCATTCCCAGAAATGCGGACAAAATTAACATATTATTATGGGTTGCCAGTTTTATTCCACGAGGAATCACAAGGCAAATGGCAGAAGTTAACTCATTACATGAAATGTTTAATATATTAACTCAAATTGAAGGAGTTGGATCCTATTATGGCTATCATTGTTCTACTTCAAACTCTGTAAATCCAAGAATTAATATTGATCACGATGAAAGATTTTGTGTACCTGGACCAGGAGCAAGAATAACACTCGATATGATGTTTCCACCAGGATCTAAAATTCCATACGGAGACAGGGTAATTTGGTTTAGAGAAAACTACAAAGATCTGATCGGAGATATTCCACTGCACGAATCTACACATAATGTAATAATAAACGGACAAAGAGTATTTAGAGATGATCAAAATGAATTAAAAACATACGGTTGCGAGGTTGGACTCTGTCAATTTGGAGTTTACACCAGGCTAAGTGATAATAGAAACTTAATTAACAAAAGAAAAGTTGCAAGAGCAGACGAGGGTATTATGGAATATTTTTATAATAATAATTTTGAACAAAACCAACTTTTCTAATATAACTACTATAAAAAATAAAAACAATGGCAAACATAGACAATGAATGTAAAGATCTAGAAGTACAAGACTTCTATAGTAATTCAACAACACATCTAGCAGATATAATGGAGCATCAAAAAGAGATGCAAGAGAAAACATACGGTTTTAATTTCGATGATATGACAATTAGACAAATTATGGATTTTTGGCACGTCAATACACATGCAGTGGTTGATGAAATTCACGAAATGACTGATGCTCTTGGAGGTATTAAAGATGGAAGTGGAAATGCAGTATGGAAATACTGGAAAAAAGACTTTGCAAAATATGATACTTTAAAGATTTCTGATATGTCAGAAGGAGACAAGAAAGAATTGTATATGGAATGGGTAGATATTTTACACTTCTTTATTAACTATGCGGCTTCTATGGGACTTGACGCAAAAACAGCTTTCAATTATTATTTTGCTAAAGCTGAAGAAAACAAGCAAAGACAACAAAGAGGATATTAATTTTTAAAATAAGAATTCAATGATATTAGACGTAGAGCAAAGAGAAAAGGATGTTATCATATCCTATTATGATAAAGAAGGAATGGTTGCTTATAAACAATATCCAATAACAAAATTTCAAAACTGGTATGTTTGTGATGATAAAGACAAAGGAGCTAGTCCTGAATTTAAAAACTGGGATGGTAGATCTGTTAAATTAGGTGCAGGTAAACAATTTAATAAGTTTTCTCTTGTCTATTTCATGGATTCATTATCAGAAAAAGACAGAGAAGAAATTTTAGCCTACAATATGCCTAAAACATACTTTGTCGATATTGAAACAGAAATCATTGATGGTTTTCCAAAAGCAGAAGAAGCAAAGACTAGAATTTTATCCTTCTCTATTATTACGCCAGAGAGAAAGGCTATCGTATTAGGTTTAGAAGACATGTCATCTGATAAAATCAAAAAGATTCAAGATGATACTAATGAATACTTCAAAAACTTCGATATGGATTGGGAATTTAAATATCATAAATTCAACTCTGAATATGATATGGTGTATACATTCTTGATGAAGTTTCTTCCAAAGTTTCCAATGATGACTGGTTGGAACTTTATCAACTATGACTGGCAATATATCGTAAATCGTTGCAAAAGACTTCAGATAGATATTAGCGAGGTTGGTATGACAGGATCTCTTGATAGAAACGATTCTCGTCCACTACACATAGGAATCCTAGATTACATGCAATTGTATGATAAATATGATAGAAGTGTAAAGGTCAAAGAATCAAATTCGCTAGATTATGTATCAAGTCAAGTGCTTGATGTTAACAAAATCAAATTCACAGGTTCATTACAGGATTTGTACAGGGATAACTTTGTCAAGTACATATATTATAATGTGGTCGATTCAGTTTTAGTGTACTACATAGATCAGAAGTTAAAATCGATGGAGGTTCTATTAACACTAGCAAACATAACAAAAATGCCATTGTATAAGGCAAGTTCTCCAGTTGCGGTTACTGAAGCTATTATTGCCAGAAAACTCGCGGAACAGGGAATGAGAATTGGTTCTGAAAATAAAGAAGACAGTCAAAAAGAAGGACAATTTGCAGGAGCATATGTAAAAGAACCAATTCTTGGATTCTATGAAGGTGTAAGTGCATTCGATTTTGCGTCTCTATATCCTTCGATAATGAGACAATTTAATATTTCTCCCGATTCTTTTATCGGAAAGATACCAAAGCATGAAATTAAAGAAAAAAGATTAAATAAAGAAGTAATTGTATGTGATAACGGAGTTGTATATAATACAAATGATTCAGTACTTAGAAAGATTCTAGCAGACTTATACGAACAACGTAAAGACTATAAAAAAACAGCGTATGAGTATTATACAAAGACTGACAGACTAAAAAAGCTTCTAAATTAAAACAATTATATAATATCTCTAAACACAAAACACATCATAATACAAATGAACGGAAATATATTTGAAAAACGCGTAAATATTTTACCATACGAATACCCTCAGTTATTAGCATACAAAGATGCTATTAGACACTCATACTGGATCCATACTGAATTTAATTTTACAACAGATATTGATGACTTTAAGACAAAAATTACAGAAGAGGAGAGAGAGGTAATTAAAAGATCAATGCTTGCAATTGCACAAATTGAAGTGAATGTAAAAACATTTTGGGCAGATCTTTATAAGAGAATGCCAATCACTGAAGTTGGAGATGTTGGAATGACATTCGCAGAATCAGAAGTAAGACACAAAGATGCTTACGCACAATTACTTAGAATTTTAGGACTTGAAGAAGAGTTCCAGCATGTTGTAGAAATTCCAGCAATTAAAGACAGAATTGCATACTTATCAAAGTACTTAGATGGTACCAGAAGTAAAGACAATAAAATGTATACTAAATCAGTATTATTATTTTCATTGTTTATTGAACATGTTAGTTTATTTAGCCAATTCTTAATCATGATGTCATTCAATAAAGAGAAAAACTTATTTAAGGGAATCTCAAACGTAGTTGAAGCCACTTCTAAAGAAGAGGAGATACATGGAAACTTTGGATCAGAATTGATTAATATTATCAAAGAAGAGAATCCAGAATGGTTTGACGCAGAATTCGAAGAACTTATTGATTCTGCATGTAAGAAGGCATATTTATCAGAAGTTAAAATCTTAGATTGGATCTTTGAAAAA